CCCCCTACATTTTACATACGCAATTATGAACAATTATCTTTTATGCCTTTAAGTATTAACTCTAATGAGCCACTTCCAGACATGTTAAAAATAAAACACAGATGCTTCAGACAAAGACAGCAATTGTATGCCCTAGGTAAGAACATCGTTTACTACACTGAGGAGCGTTCATGAACCCACACAATTTTGTTCCCTCAAGACTACCAAGACCAATGAAATACACAGACGGAAGCAATTCTAGAGAAGTTGAAGAGCATGACGATTGGGATGTGAGTGACGATGAAGACATGAAGAAATTCAAAGAAGGTTTTGCTTACAAGAAACCAGTGTCAATTCTAGACATTCGAGACAAGTTGGTAAACATCATCGAGTTGGCTGAAGTAGCTCGAATTGCTCTTCTTGCAGGGAAGGAACATGAGATTGTTAAGGTATCAAACGTCCTGTTCTTCAGCGTGATTACACCTTTAGAGCAAATTGAAAAGGAGCTAGCACTACTATGAAAGTAAAAGTTGGAATGACACAAGAAGAAGTTGAAGTAGGACAGTATCGCGAGATGAACAAAGGCTCCTTGAAAGCCTTCTTCACTCTAGTCGAGTACCCATCAGGACGCAAGACATTAGACTGCCGCTACTTCGAGCAAGATGATAAGCGATGGTTCTCTTTTCCGCAAAAGGAAGTTAAATACTCCGACGGAAGAAAAACCGACTATATCCCATACGTAAGTTATTTAAACAAAGACTACCTGGAACAGCTCAAGATTGCCGTGTTAACAGCTCTGCGCGACCAGAAACCCAAGGAATCAAATGGCCAAACGAACTCATATCAAAAGCAAGCGAATCCATTACAAGACGACGCATCCTCTGTATGGTTCGGATAACACATTTGACTCTTGGATGACTCTCTGTGAATTGACAATGGAACTTGCCGAGGATGAAGCCAAACGCAGGTTGAATAGCTTGTTGGTACAAACCATTAGTGATCTTGCTGATGAGATGATGGAAACTGCGGAAGAGTATGAGCCTCAAGCAGATAATTAGAAAAAAACGATTACTTAATGAAGTAGTAGGTCGTGAAATGGAGCTCCCTGGGGAACCGTTGATCTACAGTCTTAAGTATCCGGTAGGGCAAAGGACTCGAGGCTTACAGTTTTTTAGGAACATGCAATGGAAGTCTCTTTTGAAGACGTTTTTCAGGGCATTCTATCGAACTACTACTCCTGTTGTTGTGATTGTGCGTTTTTTCGTTACTCCTCCTGAAAGCGTTAAAGTGTCTGCGAAAGTGTTACGCCAAGAGTCCGCGCCAGCCGTTATGAGTTATGAGTTATGTGATTACACCCTTTCCTTCCTGGAGATGCTGCATCACGTGCTATTCAATTCATATAGGCAAGTTGTCAAGCTAGATGTAGAGAAGATGTATAGCAATAATCCTAGAACCGTCGTGAAATATATGAAGTGGGAAGAGCATGTCAAGTTGCAAAGTGGTAATTCCATTCACTCCGAAACCAAAAGCCTCAGTACGGATGGCAAGGGGAAGAAGCTACAACCCAAGCGCAAGGGGAATGAAGCAAGTGGCGACCTTTGTAAGGAACCAGTTGCTGAATCGTCCAATACCTCTTCTGAAGGGACCATTGCTTGTGATAGTGCACTTTGTTCTTCCAGTGCCGTTAAGCTTACCTCAAAGAAAAAGAGAAGCGCAAAACTGCCTACCACACATCAAGAAGCCGGACGGAGACAACCTGGAGAAGTATCTTAATGACTCTCTTACTGGTTCTGTTTGGGATGACGATTCTCGCGTTGCTTGGTTACTTAGAAGCAAAACCACAACCTCTGACAAGGAAGGGTACACCATATTCTATGCGCAAGAAATAAATGAGAAAGAAACAGACTACGAAGAGCTATTGATAGCAATTAAGGAACATATTTTTATATACACCAAAGGAAATCAAAATGAAACCAATGAGTAAAGAGTATTTCATTCTATCACAAATGATGATCGTTACAGGATTACTTGAGCACACAAAAGACAATCTCGAAGATACTGCATTTGAAGATGAAGAAGCACTAGAAACAATTGTAGAGACATTAGCTCAAGGTTGTAACATCGCAGTGCTGAGAATGAAGCAGATAATCAAAGATGCAGATGAGGACGGTTGTGACTATTGTTAGTCTTAAGCAAAGCATTGAACAAACCACAGTCTATATAGTTTTAGGAATTGATGAACACTCGCATGATCAAGTGCTTGCTGTTTTCAATTCTTATGGTGATGCTAAAAAGTTCTTAGCTTCTACAACACATGAAACTAATTACTATGACTTGTGGATTGAGAAACATCCAGTTATGTAGTGACATTTTAGTTCCTTTTTATTTCAGATTATAACATCCTTTCTTTGTGTAAAAATCTAACCAAGGAAAATGTTATGTCTGATTATCTTAAACCTGCTGCAATGCTTACAGCGATTACCTCTACTATTGGTGGTGGACTTGGATTTGCAGTAGCAGGACCAGCCGGTGTTGTGCCTGGAATGAAAATTGGAGGAGCTGTAGCAATACAAGCTGCTGTTGTTAATAAAGCTGAACAAGGAGTTGATGCGGCTGGTAGAAAGATTGAGGAAGTTGCTGATAAAATAGGCGGAGTAGTTGAAAAAGTTGGTAATGTTGCTGAAAGAGCCCTTGTAGATATAGCAGATAAATGGTCAAAATTAATGCTGGTTGGATATGCAGTGCAAATTGCACAATCAGGAACAGCAACTAATTTGGCGATGTACCAAGAATATTGTCCTACAATTTGGGATAACATTAATTGTGTGCCTCTTTTTCTGACAACAATTACATTAACTTCATGTACAGCAGTGATTGGAGTATGTTTCGCAGCAAAAATTTATAGCCTTTTACAAGAGAAAAAATAATGCAAGCTATTCAACAAAATGTTAATCAAGAAGCAATCATTTATAACTTATCCCTTGCAGCTAAGGAAGCTCGTAACGATATTAAAGTCCATGCTAAATATGCATTACCTTACAGTGTCGTGGCTCTTATCTTCAAAGGCCTACATGATTTAGCACTTACACAACCATCGGAACTAGTAGTAAATTACACATTAAATACTTTGAATGTCGGTATCGCTGCATGTATATTTGCTGGTGCTATACATTGGATGTATGGGATGAATAAGTCTCAAGAAATAAAAAAAGAGATTACATATGCTGTGGTATCCTTGGAAGAATTGAATGAAAAAGAACAAGATATTCTTAGATTAAGAGAAGAAAACCTTCAGCTAAGACAAGAGCTTGCAGAAGCATGTAAAAATCTCAACATTCCACTTCCGGAGTATAGCGACATTAGAATTAATCATTTGCAAGAACAGCTTAATTAGTTATCATTCCTTCAGTCGCTGACTTTCCATAATAGGAAGGTTAGCTCCTGTTGGAGAATCAGGAAGTATCATCCAATGTGTAACAAAACCATATTTATCATTTAAAGCCTCATCTTCTCCTGTATTGCCAGCATAAAACCATTGTGTACCAATTCTATATCCAAGTGATATGAAATGCATCTTCACATTTTCTCGATGGTCATATTTTGCTATAAGAACAGGTGTGTTTTGAGGTGGTTTTTTCTCTGAAAGACTTATCCATTCATTCTCTTTCATATATTTTCCCCGTAACAATTTCAGTGCATAATCTCTGCTGTTCTAGCATTTTATCTCGCATTGTTTCAAGACTTATTGTGCGATTCTTGTTGTCAATTCCTAGCTTCTCTCCGTGTATATACATATGTAACCTCATGCCTGCGAACAATGAACCTAGTAATGGCTGTCCTGCTGAAACAAATTCATCTATCAATTCATCAAGCACAGAGTCATATGTATCTAGTAAGTATATCAATCGATTCCTGTGAAGTATCGCCATTTGTTCGTCGCTGAGGCCGGTCTTCCTTTGCTGCATATCTACCGTTCCATAGTATTTTAGGGTTGTTTTGTAGGTACTTAATAAGTGCTGCCATTGACTTACAAGCGATCTTTGTTTTTACTTCAAATGCTTCGCCTTTCTCGTTGTGCCTCAATTCACTTATTTCAAATGTTTTCATTTCTTATCCTTCATATTCATCAATTGCTTGTTTTGCTGTATGCTTTGATTCAAAATATACTTCAATTCCACAATATAGGCTGACTGCATAAGGAACTCTCTCCCATTCGCGATTGGACCACATGAAACCTTTTTTTGAATATCTAACAGTATATCCTCTATATTTAAATGTTCTCATTCGGCTTTCCTTTGAGTTGTGGTTTGTTCAATCAAGCAGTGGCCTTTTGTTGCAAGACTTCCTTCAATTCTGCATAGTCTTCGATCGATATCCTCGACTTTATCGCTGAGCTTATCTACTTTCAATTCAAGTTTCATAATTGTTTCAGTCATTCTTGTGTCTAATTTTTCAATTTTCCTATCTAATCTTCCATACATTATCCATAACATAGATCCCATTGCTATCAATTGTCCTACGTTAATTTCTTTCAGTATTTCTATTATTGTGTCCATAGTTTTACCTTTACTTTGCCAATATTTCTGGGATTTGTGACCAATGACTAATTTTTTGTTTTTTTAATCTAAATACTTTATTGTATTCTTCCGTAAAAGCCCATTGTTTTGGAAACCTAGGAGGTTGAAGAATAAACCAAGTATTTTTGTATTCCATGCTTGACCCAATTAACAGCTCTATCCATCTTGCAACTAAAGGAGTTTTTATATAATTATCCAATAAAACTAAAACAGTTTCTCCATTTTTAGGTAAACAATCTTTTATACTTATCCATTTTAATTCTCTGTAAGATGATTCGTATGTTTGCATTATGATTTCAGAAAATCTTTCGATATTGCAGTAATTCTCTTCATTAAGATTTTGCATCCATTCATTTAAAATATCGTTCATGTCATTTTCGTCTATTGTGATTTTCATGGCTTTCTCGGATGAAATTGTTTAAACATCTCTTGAATCTTATTACTTGATAGGTGAGTATATCGCTGCGTACTTGCTATTGAACTGTGCCCCAGTACTTCTTGAATCAAGCGAAGGTCAGCTCCTTGGTCAAGTAAGTGAGTTGCACATGCATGGCGTAGAGTGTGTGTGGTAATGCCCTCTATGCCTGCTTTTCTTGCGTATGTTCCTACCATCTTACATAACAATTGCCTGCGTATCCTCTTACCCATAATTGTTTGGAACAATGCGCCCTGCTGAGTGCCTCTGTCTTGCATGTATCTTGCTATTGCATTGCTTGCTTCTTGTGTCATAGGTATCGTACGTGTCTTGCCTCTCTTGCCACATCTCACCGTAATTTGTAGGCCTAGTACATCTTTTACTTCAAGTTCGCATAATTCACTTGCACGCAATCCACTAGAGTATAACAATTCAAGGATTGCTTTATCTCTTCGACCTGCAAGGGTATTAAGGTCGGGTGTAGCTAGCAATGCCTCTATTTCGCACAGATTTGGCACATACGGAGCTTTTTGCTTAAACATGGGTGCTGACACCTCTAAGCAAATATCTTCGACTATAACCCTTGTAATGCGTAAATACCGGCAAAAGCTTCTAATGGCCATGTAATACCTATTGACGCTAGCATTTCCTTTGCCTAAGCTCTTTTGATATCCTAAATAACTCACTATGTTTTGTCCCTTCAAGTTTGTTATTCGCTTCAATCCCTTCCCTTGCAAGTATTCCAAGAATCTAATGATATCTAGTTTATATGCCTCTACTGTTTGTTTACTTTTACTTAAGCTTATTTGCTCCGTGTAGTTATTGAGTAGCTCTTGCATCCAAGCTAAAATCTGGGGCTGACTTTTCATGTAGTATTTCTCTCTTCTTATAGTGTTTTGATTGCAGGTATTGAAGGTATTGTATGATTATCGCCGTTGCACTTAGTCCAGTATCGATTGATAATCTTGCTAATACGTCGTGTAAATCTACTGGTATCTGCACGTGTAATGACTTCTTGCCTTGGCTCTTCTTCATGTGTGACCTTCTTTTGTAATGTGTGAATCTCTCTTTGAATTCTATCAAGCACGACTCTTGCTGTTGTATCGCTACGCCCTTGTTGCTTCAATGTGTTGTATCTGCATTGCGCATTTTCCAATTCTATTTCTATTAAGCTTAACATTTTATTCCCCACATACATTTGTAGCAACAGTGAATTACAGTTCAAAGATTGCCTTGTATTAATAAAATTTTTTGTGATATCTGTTACTCACCTCGTTTTTGTTGGAGGGGGTTAGGTAGTTGTCGACCTTTCCCCTGTCTTTAGTCAATTGTTTTTCTTTCGTAAGCATTCCATGCAGCAATCCACAACATCTTAAGCTTCAAATCGCACAAAGGCATTGCACGGAGTTCTTTCAATTCCCAAGAGCCATAGCCATTCAGTATCTCAATTGCTTTCGCTTTTGTAATATCAAATGGCAATTGCTCAGCCCAGTGATAGCATGCAGCAAAATTGTCACCTGCAAGTGCTATCTCTTCGATACATTTGCTAGGTAAAATTGCTTCCAAGTCAAATAGCGTATCTATCTTCATCTTGTCCATTTATTCATCTCCTTTACATTCATTGCATCCATCTTCATTCAATTGACAATCTTCTGCGAAACCTTCATGCCCACAATTGCAACAGTTATGCCACATTTCTAGTTTATCGCCATTCATCATTGCTGTTTGATATTCGCTATTGGTTAGGAACACATTGCCACTGTTTCTATTCATCATTGGTCGTATTTCATCATCATAGAAGTCTTGTGGTAGGCCTTGTGTGTGCCATGCTCTAAGCAGTTGTATTAGTTCTTCTCTATCATGAAATCCAAAGTCAGCAAGGTCTGTTGTTATGTCTTTTGTTGTCATTATTTAGCTCCTATTTGGTTGATTACTTGTGTTATGTGTTTATCTAATAGCCTAACAATTTTTGATTCTTCTGGTGTATTTTGATTTATCCATACTTGACGCACTATGTCTTGCGCTTCGATTAGGTATTTAAGCTGTTCTTTTTTGATCATTTGTTTAGCTCCCTTCTTTGTATCAATCTATAGATTCCTGGTTGGTTTTCTCTGTAGGCTTTTAAATCAATCTTGGCCTCTCTCCATAGCTCATAAGCTGATAGATCTTCCCACCCTTGATAATAGCCTTGAATAATCCATAAGTATTGATATTTGCTCATTGTGCACCTCTCTTGTGTTTCGCTTCTTCTCGATAGTTGCTACAACTTAGCCATAGTTAAACGGACATCTAAGGAGACTGCTATCAAACTTGCGTGTTATGCACTTCACACAAACGCTCATCTCAGATACTAAAAGACTATACAATACAACATACATTTGTTGCAAGTGTTTAAATATGTATGGACATGAAATCATCATCTCAGGTATAGCTTGAGTTAGTATTAAATTAAACAATTGACACAAAGGAAGTAGCTATGAAGGGTAAGAAGCTAACATATAAAGAGCGAGTAGAAAAGCTTGAACAAGATGCAAATGAAAGGAAGCGAGTGTTTAAGGAACTCTGTGCACATGTTGAGAAGGGGTATAGCTTGGAGTGTTTTAGTTTGCTTTCGAGTGATTCTATTCGGATGTACCTTAAAACCTATAAAGAAGAGTTTGTTAAGGAGGAACTCGACGAATCGTTACGCAAAGGACGTGAAATGTGGGAAGACATTGGCAATAGACAAGCGAATGGACAATGCTTAGGGAACAGTCGCACTTGGTGGTTGAACATGGCACATAGGTACAAATGGAGCGATAGACTTGACATACAATCAGAATCTAAAGGACAAGTAGCAGTGAACATCGTAAGCTACTCCTCTGCTAAGCCTCTACAATGCACTGAGAAGAGTGAATAACCGTAATATGTATTATGAATACCTGATCGGCCTTGCAAAAGACTAGTGTTTAAAACTTGAATTTGTCTATAGAAGCGAGGGGGTTGCCCCATAGAGAGAGTACACCCCCATTGATAGAGGTCCACAGAAAATATTTCCAAAACTAGAGACTTTTTTTTTATTTCTCCATAGAGACAAACAATCTTTTCACTGTTATGTAAATTCCCGAGAAGAAGCTGTTGATACTTAGTTACTTAGGTATTTGAGATGTAGAGATTCGATCTTTGTCACTAGTCGCTTTGCGAGAAGAGTGAGTTTGTTTCACTTGCTCGGGAACTCAAGTTCCTTCGTCCCCCTCTCTGCGTTCGATTATCGTTATTTTTACAGTATAGTCAAGATAAATCTGTGCTTTGATTAAAATATTTCTTGCATGTATAATCTTTTTTTTGCATTTTGATGCTTGAAGCGGTTAATGTAGGGAACCTTTCACTCCTAGCTGCCAGTTTTGAGATACATGTGGGGTCTTGTGCGAGAAGAAGAGGAAGTGGTAGAAGTGAAGATTGTTTCTTGTAGCGAAGCACATTATACGGAATTGATTGAAAACATTCGAAATAGAATGCAGAGGATTGCAGATGATCAAAGTAGCGAGGGGAGTGGTGAGGCAGATAGACAACAAGTACGAATGGCTGAAGGAATTGGAGTTTGAAGATGACGAGTGTACCTGTAAAAACTGTAGAGAGAGAGGAAGGAGAAGAAGCGAGCATCTCAATGAGCGAGAACAGCAGTTTATTAAGGACTGCGAGTGGAACATCCGGCGTTATCTACTACAGAGGCCCAATGAGTGTGGAGAGGATAAATGAAATCAAGAGTAAATACTTGGCTAAAGGATGGCGATTTGATGCTGAATCGGTTTTGCTTTCGTTTGTGTCTCCTTGTGGCCGCTGGTTTGACTGTTTTGACACGAGTAATTCGAATTATTATCGGATAGATGGTGATTGGGTAATAAATTTAAAGGTTACGAGGAAGAGAGATGAAGATGGGGCTGTGTAGTGTAGTATTTGTGGTGCTACTGATACTTAAATTGTGTGGTTTAGTGGTCATTTCGTGGTGGTGGGTGTTCAGTCCGTTGCTATTTGTGTTGGCGTTCTGGTGTTTCTTGCTTCCATTGATATTCATTGGTGTCTTCATGTTTAAACTTGTGAAGGAGTTTTCGAAGAATGGCCGAGTATAGCTTTATTAGTGTGAATGGTTTCTTAGTAGAAGCTGCACTGAAGCCTTGTCCTTGGTGTAAGAGAACTCCAGATTTAAGGATGCCTCTAGATCAAGAAGAAGCGACAAAATGGGGAAAGAGACCAGAAACGTGGGTATGGACAATTGGTTGCAGTTGTCGAGTCAAGTCAGTGTGCAGTATTTCTATTAGGAACACTACAAAGACAGAGGTTTCGAGGTTCTTAAACAAGCTGAATGACCTGTTTAGTGCTTGGAATAGCGGAAATGACTGCAAAGCTTATGAAAAGAAAGTAATTGATTTGAGAATGATACCTAATTTGGGGATAAAATGAAGCATTACGATATTGTGGAGTGTGGATTGTTTATTGTAGCAGTGAGTTTTTCGACATTGCTTATGAGTTTGTCTTGGGTTCTTCTAACGAGAGTATTTTAAGGAGATGAAGTATGAAAGTGATGGGGGAACCATTGATCGAAGCAGTGGAACAAATGCAGGAGGCTATGAAGTATGACGCGTGTTACGGTGCCCTCATGGCCGATCATCACATTGGTTATAGCGTTCCTGTCGGAGGTGTTATTGCTTACGAAGGGCGAATCTGTGTTAATGGCGTTGGGTTTGATATCGCTTGCGGTAATAAAGCTGTGTTGTTGGATTGTGATGCTCAAGCAGTTCAAAGTAACATCTACAGGACGATGAATGAGATACAGAAACACATTAGTTTCGGAGTTGGAAGGAAAAATGAGGAAAAGGTAGAGCATGAATTATTTGATGATCCTGTTTGGGACGAGCTTGATATTTTACGTTCTCTTAAGTCTAAGGCTATTGTTCAGCTCGGCACGGTCGGTAGTGGAAATCATTATGTGGATGTTTTTATCGATGAGCTTAACAGGTGTTGGGTTGGGGTACATTTTGGAAGCCGTGGGTTGGGTCACAGTATCTGTTCATATTTTGTAAAACAAGCAGGAGGAAAAGATGGAGTTCATGCAACACCGGTCATTCTTAGTGAGGATTCAGACCTCGGACAACAGTATCTTAAATGCATGGAACTTGCTGGTCGTTATGCTTACGCAGGTAGAGATTGGGTATGTGAAAGAGTTGCAAAAATCCTTAGAGGAAACATCATCGAAGAAATACATAACCACCACAATTTCGCCTGGAAGGAACGACATTTTGATAGAGACTTATGGGTTGTGCGAAAAGGAGCTACACCAGCTTTCCCAGGTCAGAAAGGTTTTGTCGGAGGCTCTATGGGGGACATTTCAGTCATATTGGAAGGTGTCGAGTCAGAACAATCTAAAGACTTGCTTTACTCAACAGTACATGGAGCAGGTCGTGCGATGGGAAGAACTCAAGCAAAAGGTAAGCGACACAGAAAGACCGGAAGACAAATCAGTGAAGGATTGGTTAAAAAGGACGAACATGATGCTTGGATTAAAAGAAAAGGAGTCGAAGTACGCGGAAGTGACCTCGACGAATCACCCTTTGCCTACAAAAGAATTGAACAGGTTCTTGCAGCACATGATGGGACAATAAAGATACTACACACCTTGCAGCCAATTGGGGTATGCATGGCCGATGACAGAACATTTGACCCTTACAAAGATTAGGAGAAGAGATGCCACTAGGTGAACATGATAGAAATATTGTTAAAGAAATACGCGAGTTGTTGAAAGAGATCCTTAAGGTGTTAATTGAGATCAAAAGGAAGGAATAATGAGTGAAGGGTTAGTATACGTAGGCAAGATTATAGCCATCGATACAATTCCTACTGCAGACAATATCGTTAGTGCGACTGTTGTGTGTGGCCACGGGGGGAAGTGGAGGGGAGTTGTTAGAAAGGTTGACATGGGACTTAATGACATGTGTGTGGTGTTCCTACCAGATGCATTGATTCCAGAGTGTGAAAGCATGTCATTTATGAAGTCGAGTAACTGGCGTGTTAAGATGCGTAGGTTCCGTGGTGCTCCGAGTGAAGTGGTTATTATGACTTACGACGGACCAGAACCAATAGGAAAAGACATGACTTATTGGTATGGAGTTACGAAGTACCACAAGCCGATACCTGCACATCTTCAAGGACTTGCAAAGGGTGAGTTTCCACAATTCATACCTAAAACAGATGAGCTTAACTATCAGCGGCACTTCGATTTGGTAGAGCGATTGAATGGCAAGCCTTACTACATAACAGAGAAGGCAGACGGTTCATCAACTACTGCATTTCGCTACAAGGGACAGTTCGGTTTGTGTAGTAGGAACCTTGAGTTGGAGTATAACCCTGACAATGGCTACTGGATCGTTGCTAAGAAGTATGGTGTAGAGGAGAAACTTCCAGAGAACTATGCATTGCAGTGGGAGACTTGCGGTCCAGGGATACAGAGCAATCCGATGGGGTTAACAGAAATCGATGGGTTTGCATTCAGTGGGTACAAGATTGACGAGCACCGGTACCTTACGATGCATGAGTTGATAGCGTTGTGTAAGAAGATGCAATTCCCTATGTGCCCGATTCTAGAGCATGGCCGAGTGTTTGACATGCAAGGAGTAGAGCTTCGCGGAGAAGGGAAATACTCAAACGGTGCAGAGAGAGAAGGTGTGGTAATACGATCAATTGAGAACTTTGGGGGAGCACCGATAAGTTTTAAAGTAATTAACCTGAATTACGAGCTATAGATGAGACTAAACCAAGCTAAATTGAGATGCGGAAACTTCCATCAAGTGACATGGATTGATTCTACTATCGAAGAGTTTTATGAAGTAAGATTCCGAGGAGATGATAGATGGTGGCTTATTGAGAGAGTTTATTGGCCGATACTAGAGAAATGCGATATAAAGTGTGATTGGAAGGTAGGTGGACTATGAAGTGGATAGGAAAACATCCTCCGATATACGTATATTTAGATGATACATGGGAAAGAGAAATAGACCACAAACTCTTCAAAGCAGATGAAAAGAAGCGCGGATGGCTTGCTGACGATGGAGAGTTGATAGAGTGGCACAAGAAAGCAAAAGTAATGCCAAGGAGCGGTATATGAAGTTACAACCAGTAGGAAGAAGCTTATTAGTGCAAGTTAGAGCTTCGGAGAAGAAGTCAGTGTTATTATTAACTCGGCAGCACGATGAACCAATGCAGGTCGATGTTATTGGAGTAGGCGAGAAGGTAGAAGCACCTATTAAGGAAGGTGATGTTTTGTTGCTGTTCCCTTATGCAGGTACAAAGATTACTGGCGGTACAGATGACATGCCATACTTGATTATTGGGGAAAAAGATGTATTGGGAGTGTTGAAAGATGCCGTGTAGATGTTGTGGTGCTTCAAGACCTTCGAAAGGATTCAAGGAACCTGGAGAATCTAGGATCAATGAGTTGTTAAAAGAAGCAACTCGATTGATATTGATGAAAGATGACGGTTCCTACGATGGAATTGATGAATGGAAGAAGGGTTGGCAAGAAGCATTTGATCATCATTTGAATGGATGTAAGAGGAAATGAGAGAAGATGTGATTGTTAGAATTACTGCTGAAGAATTTCAAAAGTTAAGAACATGTTGGAATTGGCTAGAGGTATGTCATTACCCCAGAATTGATTTAGCAGATAAGGATGAGGCTGGAAGAATTGAGGATGTTCGGTTCTTTTTTAAAGAGTGGAAGAAAGATGAAGATAACATGCGTTAGTGACTTGCACGGGAGTTTCCCTGACCTGCCTGGTGGAGAGGTTCTTATTATTGCAGGTGATTTGACAGCTAGAGATTCAGTTGATGAGTATTTCTGGTTTCGAGACTGGTTACAATCGCAAGACTACGAGAAGAAGATATTGGTTGCAGGGAATCATGATAAATGTATAGAAAGTGGTAGGTTTTATTTCAGTGATCAATGGCTAGGAGCTACGTATCTCTTCGATAGTGGAACTGAATACAAGGGACTTAAGTTTTGGGGAAGTCCGTGGACACCTTGGTTTGAGTATGTGAATCCATTGTGTGATGCGTATATGTTGAAGAAGGAATTGGAGCTAGAAGAGAAGTTTAGCAAGATTCCGGAGGACACAGACATACTAATTACGCATGGTCCGCCTTTCATGGTGTTAGACAAGACGATATATAAAACAAATGTCGGATCAGTTGCACTATTGGAGAGAGTAAAAAAACTGAAGCTTAAGTACCATATCTTCGGCCATATACATGAAGCGTATGGCAGTTCGATAGACAATGGTCATGTGTCGTTAAACGTGGCACGGATGAATCGATCATACAAGCCACTAAACAGTCCAGTAAACATAGAGGTGCGCAGTGGAGAAGAAAAAGAATTGGATTGCAGGAGCAATTAAGAAACCAGGAGCCCTTCATAAAGAGTTGGGTGTTCCAGAAGGTAAGAAGATACCTGCAAAGAAGCTAGATGCAGCAGCGAAGAAGCCTGGTAAAGAGGGTGATCGTGCTAGATTGGCAGAAACATTAAAGAAACTTAAGAAGTAGGTAAAACATGGATAAATTGATTAAAAAAGTTGATAAAGACTTGAACAAAGCTAAGAAAGACAATAAAGTTCTTTTGAAAGCTGATCAGAAGCAAGACAAGAAACTTGATAAGATGAAGAAATGCTAATGACAGACAACATCAATCATCCTGAGCATTACAAAGGAAAAGATCTTGAGTGCATACAAGTGATTGAAGCGTTTGATTTGGGCTTTTGTCTCGGCAATTCGATCAAGTATATACTAAGAGCTGGCAAGAAGGGATGCAAGAAAGAGGACCTTCGCAAGGCTGTTTGGTACTTGAATCGAGAGATAGAAGACGCGGCTCCTTAGCTCACCGGTAGAGCAGGAAACTGTTAATTTCTTGGCAGGAGGTTCGATTCCTTCAGGAGCCTTTACACACATAGTAGATGACTGAGATTGGAAGGTAGCAGTTGGAGTAGCTAACCAAATGCGAGGTAGGATTTACATAACTACTAATCTATGGACAGGGGAAACCTTGGCTTGTTGAACTCGAGGGACACAAGAGTGAAAAAGTCCTGAGACATATCGCTGGTGTAGCTTAGTGGTAAAGCAGCACCCCTTGCACGGGAGCGCACGTGAGTTCGAATCTCTCCTCCGGCGACATTTTGGCACAAGAAATGGTCTGTCTAGCCATAGATGGAATCCGAGATAAGTCCAACGACAGTTTCCCCAGTAAAAGTCGTTAAATACCTGGGATTTTGCCTAGTTAGCTCAGTGGTAGAGCAGTTGCCTTGTAAGCAATTGGCCTGGGGTTCGATTCCTCAATTAGGCATTAGAAGAAGTAACTCAGTTGGTAGAGGGGCGATGAGCATCCAGTACCGTAAAAGGTGGAGCGGTTGTTTTCATGCAGTGTCGGGGGTTCGAGTCCCTCCTTCTTCAATGGGATCAGTTGTAAAAGTATATAAAAAAGAAAAGCATGTGGCATGGCAAGCTAGAATTTGTCGTGTTGGCATACCTAAGTTGACTCTATCATTTTGCACTTATGATGAGGCTTCTGATTGGTTAAATGAAAATGAAGAATCGTATATTAATAATCCTGAGTTGTTTATGACAGAACTCAATAGATTAAAAGAGTTACGAGGAAGAAGAAAGAAGAGGAATGGCAAGATTTAGGGTCTTTAGTGCAGCGGTAGTTCACGGCTCCTGATACGAGCAAGCGTTGGTTCAACTCCATCAAGGCCCTCTACATAATAATTTCCTTGGTAGGTTCTTCTCTACTTGCTGGATTCCGGTGAGACGTACGATAGAGAAGGGGAGACACAAAAAGCAGCTTAACCTCTAATGTTGGGCTGCGTCTCTTTCAAAAAAGTAATATATAAGTTGCGTTAAATTCAAATTTTAGTTACGTAGAAGATTCTTATGTAAAGGATTTTCTATGACGACTATTACTATTCCCTATGGCTACGAACCTCGAGTTTATCAAGAAAAGATTCTAACTGCACTGGATGACGGCTGTCGAAATGCTTGTTGGGTTGTGCATCGCCGCGGTGGAAAAGACACTACGATGTGGAACTACATGATTAAACGCGCTTATCTCGAGCCAGGGACTTACTATTATTTCCTCCCTTCTTTTGCGCAGGCAAAGCGAGTTATCTGGGATGGTATGACGAACGACGGTAAACGGATGCTCGACTATATTCCAAAGGCAATTATAGACGGGAACCCAAACAACACAGAGATGAAAATATGGATCAATGGGGCAAAGGGACAGAGCTTGATTCAGCTTATAGGAGCCGATAGTTACGATGCGATAATGGGTACAAATCCAAGGGGTGTCGTATTTAGCGAATGGTCCCTTATGGACCCAATGGCCTACGAGTTTGTTAAGCCTATTCTTGCAGCTAATGGTGGGTGGTGCGCATTTATCTATACTCCTCGCGGTAAGAACCATGGTTGGGAACTTGCTGAAATTGCTAGAAGGAATCCTGATGAGTGGTTCTTTGAGATCCTTACAGTGCGTGAAACGGGAGTACTTACGGAGAAACAGATCGAGTCTGAGCGCCGAAAAGGGATGCCAGAAGATATGATCCAACAGGAATTTTACTGCAACTTTAACCGAGGACAAGAAGGTAGTTACTAC